AGAGTAAAAAGAGAGTGCTTGTTCGTTTTTTTTTTGTTTGTGTTTTTTCCTTCCTCTTTTTTGTTACTAATTTGTTATGAGTTCAATATTCGCGCGAAGCTCTTCAAGGGTTTTGTGCGTGTATACGCGCTCTCCGGTATTTCCGGATTTGTGCCCCATGAGGCGGTCAATGCAGACCCGGTTTGCTCCGGCGGAGTCGAGCCGGGACCGGAATGTGTGTCGGCACTCATGAGGGACGTGCTGCATGCCGGTGTCCTGCATGATGCGCCCCCACACCGAGTAGTACACCGACACGTGCATTTTGTGGCCGTTATACTCAAAAAGATATCCGCTCTTCGATGCCGCAGCGCGTGCTTCTACAATGCTCAGTATTTTCGAGTGTATCGGGACAACGCGGTTTTTACCGGAGGCAGTTTTTACTCCGCCGGTCATGGTCTTCTGCTCAAAATCCACATACTCAACCCTCATGCCGAGCGCCTCTGATATGCGGAATCCGGTATAGAGGAGAAAGAGCACCAAGTCAACCCACGGCTCATCTCTATGTGCCCAAAGCCGTGCCACTTCATCATCGGTGAAAATCGTCCGAGATGTGTCCGGCACGGACTCGGACTCCAGCAGCGTCGAGTATTGCTTGCCTACGATATCCAGCTCAAGCGCGAGAGCGTCAAGGTGCTTCCAGAGAGTCTTAATCGCGCCTTGCGTGGCGTATCCACGACCGCAGCCGTCAATGCAGTCCTGCATGTCATAGGCCTTAATCTGACAGTACGGTGCGGCATAAAGCCTTGCGCAGTGTTTAAATGCGCTTGCCATCGCCCGCTGACTATTGCGGCCCATTTTTGGTGCTTTCTTTTCACGCCATAGATTGAAAAGCTCTTGCAGCGTGATCTTGCTCCGGTCGATGTCCCAGGGCGCTGCATTATATGTAGCGAGCAGCATGAGCGCCTCTTCTCTGGTGGCAGCATAGCCGATTGGCTTTTGTCGGCCGGACTTCCCCTCTTTCGCTACCCATGGCTTCCGGCGATTTCCGGAAAGCCTGGTCACGGTCCCGTAGCCATTTGGGTTTTTCATGGCTTCTTACCTCTCATTGTCTGTGGACCCGCCGTCTTCTTTGCGCGCACTCCGGAGTGCCTTCAAAACCGCAATGGCCATATTGACGTCTTTCGTCGGGGCTTTTTTGGCGAGAGCGAGGAGCTTCTGGAGCTCTGGGCTTTCACTCGAAGGCCTCGCGTTGTCGCCCCTGTACTCGAGTTCCTGCCGCTCTACGAGCGCGCTCGGGCTCAGGCCGAGCTCCTGAGCGAAGCTCTTGATAGCGGACAGCGTCATTGTTTGGACGCCCTTTTCTATTTTAGCGATGGATGATTTCGACTTGTATCCGAGTCTACGGGCGAGCTCTTCTTGCGAAAGCCCTGCCTGTTCGCGCGCCTGCTTTAGCCTCTGGCCGAGCACAGCATTAGCGTTCATCGTTGGATCCTCCTGATTAAATGACGTCACTCTGGAAAGCAATGGCCTTGCCCAGCACATGCACGTGTGCGAGGCGCTCTCCGCTGTACACCATAGTCGGATACCTGGGGTTTTCCGCGAGTAGTCGAAGCTCCTGCGCCGCCTCATCGTAGTACACACGCTTCAAGGGCGCCTCGTCGTCTATCTCTACGGCGTAGATGCCGCCGTTGACAAGCTCCGCGTCTTTCCGGATGAAGACTATATCCCCGTCCATGATGCGCGCACCTGTCATGCTGTCCCCGCGGGCCTTCAGGCAGAAGTCCGCGGGCACGTCCGTGCCCGCTACAATGTAGCTTTCTCTGTCCTCGTTGCAGGAAATCGGTTTCCCACAGGCGATTTTTCCAGGAATCGGCATGCGCTTTTTTGAGATGGGGAAAATGTTGGAAAACTGTGGTATTTGAGGCTCTTCGCCCTCTCGCCACTCATCTACCAGAACGGATTTTTCTACCCCGAAAAAGTCCGCGAGCTTTTGCACTCTCCCCATGCGCGGTATCGAGCGCCCGATTGCCCATGTGTTTACTACCTGCTGCGACTCCCCGATTGCCTCAGCAAGCTCTTTTTGCGTCTTGCCGCTATCTTCTAGCAGGCGGCGAAGATTCTTTGAGAAAATCCTCTTCTGTGCTTCGTCTGACATGGCTCCTCCTCCGAACTCTTTCTATGCAGATACTACTCCGAAAACAACTAAAAATCAATCTCAATACAACTTTTTTTAGATTTTGATTGACAACAACTTTAAGTTGATTTATCATGGGCACAAGCAAAGAGAGCGACGGAGCTCCGGAAAGGAGGGAGGATGCGGGACATTAAAATCTCGCTGGCGGCGGCGCGTGTGAATGCACACCTCACGCAGCGCGAGGTGGCCAAAAAGCTTGGCGTGACCACAAACACCATTGTGGCTTGGGAAAAAAGCCGCAGGGAGCCGAGCGTCACACAGGCCAAGGCACTGGCGGAAACATACGGGATGCCGTTCGACAGCATTATTTTTTTTAATGCAGAGAACAACTTAAAGTTGATTTAGGAAGGAGGAAAGGATTGCTACATCACTACATCACAAAATACTGGGACGTGGACGAAGGTGCACTCTATGTAGAAGCTTGGTTGCAGTTCAATATCTTTGACTACTGCTTTTGCTTCTCCAGGAGAAAAGAAAGGATCACCGCCGAAGCATTGCACCTCGGCGATGATCCGGAAGAGGACTAATTACTTAGTCCAGCCGCGTTTTGGCTTCTGCGTCGGCGGAAGCTTGTCGCCGGGGTCGATTTTGACCGTGCGACCGTTACTGACTTTTCCGCCACGGGGCCCAACTTCGTGATAGGTTCCCGCGGGTTGGTTGTCAGTACCCGGCTTAATTGGCTTTTTAGGCATCGTTAGCATCTCCTCTCTACAGACTCGGGCACGGCAATGCCCTGTAAGGACAGTATAGGGGAGAGGGCTTTAGGAGAAAAGGAGAGAAAGATATGCAGGAACTGAAAATCTTTGAGAGCGCAGAGTTTGGAGAAGTCCGGACCGTAGAGATTGACGGCAAGCCGTACTTCGCAGGAAAGGACGTCGCGCGGGCGCTTGGCTACGCAGACACGGTCAACGCTCTTAAAACCCACTGCCGCGAGGATGGGGTGGCGTTTTACCACCTCACCGACAGCCTGGGAAGAGCGCAGGAGGCAAAGTTCATTAACGAGGGCAACCTTTACCGTCTGATCGTCAGCAGCAAGCTTCCTTCGGCGGAGAGATTTGAGCGCTGGGTCTTCGATGAAGTGCTTCCGACCATCCGGAGACACGGGCTCTATGCGATCGATGACATTATCGCGGATCCGGATCTCGGCATTCGGGCGCTGCTGGCGCTCAAGGCAGAGCGCGAGGCAAGAAAGGCGCTCGAGGTTGATAACAAAATCAAGGACCAGCAGATTGCAGAGCTTAAGCCGAAGGCAAGCTACTATGACCTGATTCTCCAGTGCCCGAGCCTTTTATCCGTCACGGAGATCGCGAAGGACTACGGCCTTAGCGCAAAGGCACTCAACAAAATGCTTCACGACCTCGGCGTGCAGTTCAGTCAGTCCGGTGTCTGGTTCCTTTACTCGAAATACCAGAGCTACGGCTACACGCAGACCAAGACGCAAAACTACAGCCGCCCGGACGGCTCGCAGGGTGCGCGGACGCACATGTACTGGACACAGAAAGGCCGGCTTTTCCTCTACGATTTGCTGAAGCGGAGAGGCGTGCTGCCGATGATTGAGAGAACGGAGGCAGCGTAAAGATGGACAGAGAAGAAAAAATGGCCGCAATGGAAGTGATTCACAAAGAGGTCGACCGACTGGGTGAATTCGCAAACCGAGTCCGGGAGTGCCATGGGGATGCGGTCGAGGCGCTTGCACGCTCTGACCACGCAAAAAGCGGCGCTGAGGAGCTCATAACGATGTTCATCGCTGCGGGCAGCATCAATGCCGTAAGAGAGGAATGCAAAAAGTTTACCGAGTATTTCGAAAGACGCGCAGAGGAGGAAGCACCGAGAATAAAAAGCGAGTTTTACCGGCTGGTGGAGAACGACGTCAAAATGCTGGACGCGTTAGCGGAAAGAATTGAATCGCACCGCGCCGAAGCGCATAAGGCGCTTGCCGGTATGACAGCGTGTGAAGACCCGATTAAGGAAGAAAAGTACGGGCTTATGGCTGCGGATGCGCTTGGCAGCGCAGCGAGTACGTGCATGGATTTCTATGCAGCGGTCACGATGATGGCTGAGCTCGCTACCGCACGAGATTCGCTTCCGAAGGGCGCAAAGCTGACCCGCACGATTTTGCAAAGATCAATCGCGCACGCTGTCAAAAACGCGCAGGACGCGGTGATTGCTCTATCCGCCTCCGCGACCAGCGACCACACCAAGAGCGTGATAGACGGATTTCGCAAAGCGTTTTTAGACGCAGAGGAGGGAGAGAAATGAACGCAAGAGAAGTGACCCGTATCATGATGGGTTTTGAGGCGCAGAAATGCATCGACGCGTTGGAGGCTTTGGCCGAGATTGCCGGAAGTCTGGATTACAAGGATGTGGAGAAGCAGCTGGAGTCGGCACGGGAACACGTCGAGGCCGCAGCGATGGGGCTCCACATTCCGGAGCTGTTTTCGGAGGGCAGAGATGAGTAAAAGACCGATACCGGAGCAGCTCGAAATCATCGAGAAGTGCATCAAAGCAGTTCGGAGAGAGCTTTTAGAGGACGCCGACTATGACGACGTGACCAACTATCTGGAGAGTGCGGAGGACGAGCTGTGCTCCGCCCGGCAGGCTTTTCGGGAGGTGAGGGTATGTGTAACGCGACTTTAATGCTGGAGTCCTTGGCACTGATCAAGGACGCGAAGGACCGACTGGACAAGACAGACCCAAGCAAGCTCAACGCAATAGATGCGTTTCATGCAGCGGTGGTGCGCTATTGGTTAGCGACCGCGCACGAGCAGCTTGAGGAGCTGTTGCACGACTTCCTGGGGCGAAAGGAATGAAACAGTACCGGTACTACACGATGCGGCAGCGGCCTTGGTCAATCCCGTGCGGAGGCCTTCGGAGTATCTGCGACTATCGCAGACGGCGCGAGGTCAAAACATATGTAGGGCGGACGCACGCATGGGGGTATGCGCAGTATGACAGGCAGTTGACTTTGGAGGAGATACAGAGCTACGAGCTCGCACAAGGAGGAAAGAAATGACTGATACAGCGATGAGACAGGTGACGAAGGCGGGTGAGAGCTTTATCCGCGTGATGAAGGCAGACAGAGAACAGAAGCTGCAGCAAGAGGTGAACTTCCTCGAGGCAGAGAGGGAAGAGAATGAGGCGACCATTGAAAATCTTCGAACACGCCTCGAAGCGACCAGAAAGGCGCGGGCAAAGGCCGAGCTCCGGACGCTCATCGTTCTCTGCGCGGCGCTCGCCGAGCTCAGTGCAATCGCGCTGCTGATCGGCATGAGCCTGTGAGGTGGGCGAGATGAAAGACATTGTTTTTCAGCTGGGAACACCGGACGCGAACGAGTTTGTGCGCTTTGCACGCGCGTTCATCGACCAGAAAAACCCGCGCAGGCCGGTGTGCGCGATGGCGCACGGCAGGATTGACGGCCGGATACTCTATGTACGCGGCACGGATTGGGTCAGAGCCTTTGAGATTGCGCTGCCGCTGCTCTCGGCATCCGTAGAGCGCGGAGAATTTCTCTTAAGCCCGCCCGCGGGTCTTTTTGACAAGCGCTCCGCTTATGTGGAGGTGACCGCGGGAGCAGATGCCACGACCTACCGGAGCTTAACCGACAGCATCACGCTCTCGGTCGAGAAGGGCGATTATCCGAATCTTGACAGCGTTTGGGAGCTCAAACCCGCAAACAAAGCGAGCGAGAAGCTTGAGACCTATTTTTCTCCGAGCCTTCTCGCAAGCTCATTAAAAGCTTTTGACCAGAAGCTGCCGGTGAAGCTGACCTTTACGACCGATCGCGCGCCGGTCCTGATTACGCATGGCAACGCCAAGGCAATCGTGCTGCCGGTCAGAAATCCGGACAAGGCTGCGACATGAAGCACGTGTGGGATGAGCACCTCAAGGAGCTCGACAAGCTCCTTGAGGCCGTCGCGGGGCACCGCGAAATGATTGTGTGCGTCGGGGAGCGATTCGCAAGTGGAGAGGATGAGGAAGAGCAGGTGGCCGCAAGGCTTGTGAGTCTCTCGCTGAAATCAGTGAGAGACGCCTGCGAGGAGTATCTCCGGAATACACCGGGGTAAGGAGGACAAATGGACAAGACAGTATTTTTGGGGTTTGTGAGGGGCATCGTCAAAGAGCGGGAAGAGCAGCACGGGTCTCCGAAGGAAATTTTTGAGTCCATCGCGATTTTCTGGAGTGACTACCTGTATCGCGCTTATGGCTGTGAGGTGGATCTCTCCGGCATGGATGTGGCGCTCATGATGGCTCAATTCAAAATCGCGCGGGTTATCGCAAATCCGGGAAAAGCGCTCGACAGTCTCATGGACATCGCGGGCTACGCAGCATGCGCAGCCGAGCTCGGCGAACTGCCGGCCGAGGAGTAAGGCATGGCATTCGGAGAGAAGCTGAAAGTGCTGATGCGCGAGCTCGACCTTACGCAGTCCGAGCTATCGGCGCTTACCGGAGTCGGGAAATCCTCTATCAGTCAGTACCTCTCCGGTAAAAATGAACCCGCGAAAGGGCGCAAGCGCGAATTTGCCCGCGCCCTCGGTGTGCAGGACGACTACTTCGAGCAGTTCGCACCGATTGCGGAGATAAGGCCAAATGACGCAGTAAATGTGCCGGTTGACCTCATCGCGCGGCTCATGGGCAAATCGAAAGCATTCGTTACACAGGGGTTGCAAGACGGTGTTTTCCCGTGGGGCTACGCCGTGAAGTTAAAGCAATGGAGCTATTTCGTCAGCGCGGTGAAATTCACGGAGCTGACCGGAATTGAAATACCGATGAATAAGGAGGAACGCAGCAATGAAGATTACAGTCACATTTGATTCCCTCGACGAATTCGAGGCTTTCAAGGGCACCGCGGTAGCGGCCCCTCAGAGCGCGCAGAAGCCCGCAGAAGAGCCGGAAGCGCCGAAGGCAAAGAAGCCCGCGCAGAAGGAAGAAATGCCTTGGAAAGAGGCACCTGCGGAGGCAGAGACACCGAAGGCAGCGGCTGCACCGGCAGCGCCCGCAGTCACCGAGGACTTCCGCGTTGAGGTCCGGAAAGCGCTTGCGCAGCTCAATAAATCGACCGGCGGAAATGTCGCGAAGGAGCTCATCAAGGAATTCGGCTGCTCCAAGCTTACCGAGGTGAAGCTCGAGGACCTTCCCGCCCTCATGGAGAAAGTGAAGGCGCGGAATGCCGAGTAATCACGCGCTGCTATCACCGAGTAGCGCCAAGCGGTGGCTTAGCTGCCCTGCCTCAATTTCCCTTAGCGCAGGGCTTCCGGAGCCGCCCGAGAGTCCCTACGCTGCAGAGGGTACTCTGGCACATGCGGTCGCAGAGTCAAAGCTCCGGATGCTTTCCGGAGAGATTACACCGGCGCAGCATGAAGCGCAGATGGAGGAACTCCGGAAAAGCGAGTACTGGTGCGGCGAGATGGACGAAGCGACCGACTTCTACGTGGATACGGTCATGGAGCGGCTCGCAGCATCGGGCGACGACGCAGAGCTCATGGTAGAGCAGCAGCTTGACCTCGACGCATGGGCTCCGGAATCCTTCGGCACAAGCGACGCTGTCATCATCGGCGGCAGCACAATCGAGGTTATCGACCTCAAATACGGGAAAGGCGTGAAGGTGGACGCGCCGGACAATCCGCAGCTTAGGCTCTACGCACTCGGCGCAGCAGCGCTCTTCGGAGATATCTACGATTTCGACACTGCACGCTATACCATCATCCAGCCGCGCCTTAGCCACATCAGCACCGAAGAGATCCCGCTTGAGGCTCTCTTACGCTGGGGAGAGACAGAGGTAGCACCGAGAGCCAAAGAAGCCTTTGAGGGCTCGGAGCGCGTGTCCTGCGGGGACTGGTGCCGCTGGTGCCCGGTAAGTGTACGCTGCCGAGCGCTTGCAGAGTACAATCTCGCTGTCGCAAAGGACGAGTTCAAAAACCCCGCGCTGCTCACCGATGAGGAAATCGGCGAAATTTTAGGGCGCGCCGGAGAGCTCAAGTCATGGGTTGATACAGTGCAGGCGTGGACGCTTGACCAGGCGCTTAAGGGCCGGCACTTCGACGGCTGGAAGCTTGTCGAAGGGCGGTCAGTCAGACAGTACGCGGACGTCTTAAAGGTCGCTGATGCGCTTAAGGCAGCAGGATATGACGAAGCGATGCTTTACGAGCGGAAGCTCTACGGCATCACAGCAATGGAAAAGCTTGTGGGCAAGAAAAAGCTCACCGAGACGCTCGGCGAGCTCATCATAAAGCCCGCGGGGAAACCGGTCTTAGTACCGGAGAGTGACAAAAGAGACGCTATTAATTCGGCAGCAGCCGATTTTGAAAAGGAGATCTGATTATGAGCACAAAGGTAGTCACAGGTTTGGTTCGTTTCAGTTATGTAAACATCTTCAACAGCCGCTCTTTCCAGGCAGGGCAGGACGCGAAGTACAGCATCTGCCTGCTCATCCCGAAGAAAGACAAGGAGATGGTGAAGAAATTGAAGGCAGCGATCGACGAGGCTGCGCAGGAGGGCATTGCCTCCGAGTGGGGCGGCAAGAAGCCTGCGAGTCTTAAGCTTCCGCTCCGCGACGGTGATGAGGAGAGAGCAGCGGAGGCTCCGGAGTACGAGGGCATGTATTTCCTCAATGCGAACAGCACGAAGAAGCCGGGAATCGTCGACAAGGATTTGAACGAAATCCTCGACCCCGAAGAGGTCTATTCCGGCTGCTGGGGGAGAGCGTCCATCAATTTCTACGCTTTCAACACAAACGGAAACCGCGGCGTCGGCGTGGGCCTCAATAATATCCAGAAGCTCAAAGACGACGAAGCACTTGGTGGCGCACGCGCTTCGGCAGAGACCGATTTCGGCGACGACTTCGAGGTCGATGAGGACGACGACTTCTAAAGAGAGGAGCTGCATATGCGCAGAGTGATGGGCGTCGACATCGAGACGTATAGCTCTGTGGATCTCATCAAGTCCGGCGTCTACAGATACGTGGAGGCGCCGGACTTTGATGTACTACTGATCGGCTATAGCTACGACGATGAAGACGAAGTGCATGTAATCGACACGATGTCAATCGACAGGGATACAGACGAAGAGCTCCGCAATTTCTGCGAAGCCCTTACGGACCCTGAGGTGCTCAAGACCGCCTACAACGCGAATTTCGAGCGCACCTGCCTTGCGCGGTGGCTTAAGGAGCCTATGCCGCCCGAGCAGTGGCAGTGCACGATGATTAAAGCGCTGACGCTTGGCTTGCCCGGCAGTCTTGCAAGCTCCGGAGCGGCGCTTGGCTTACCGGAAGACAAGCTAAAAGACCCGCAGGGTAAAGCGCTCATTCAGTATTTCTCAAAG